GTCAGTAATTCAATGAATTCAAGGGCATGCGGTGTAAGTGTCTGAATTGATTGGAGTGGTGGGATCGGCTGGACTGCGGCTCATAACCTGAAGGCCGCAGGTTCAAATCCTGCCCCCGCAACCAAAATTTATTAACTACATCAACAGCTTAAGAGCCGCCCCAAGGGGCGGCTTTTTGCGTTCCCAACGGCGGGTCAACAATAGGTCAACAAACGGACGAATTCCGCGTGCAAGATCAGGGGGATAGTAGACCCGCAGGATCAGGAACGCGCGAAAAACGCAGAAGGGCGTGCTCGACCGGTTTCCGGGCAGTAACCCACCGGTTCTCCGTCACTGCCAGATCATCATGCCGCCAAAGAACTCAATGGAGGCTCCGGCGACCGAAGCACCCGGACAAGAATCCTCCACACGACATCTTGAAACCAAACGGCCACCACCCCACTATAGGCGGTATGTCCATGGTTGCCATGGCGGGGGACGTGAAGCTGGACCTGTCCATGCGGATCGCCCGCCACGGTGACCTCGCCGAAGTGGCGTTTGCTGCCGAGGTGTCTGTCGTCGCGGCCCAGCCGTGCGCAGTGGATGGGCTGAACCTGACCGTTGGCTTCGAAGCTGTGATTACTGCGTCCCAGGACGACCCCCACACAGCAGATAAGCTTTCAAAGCGGCGGGCGCGGCCGGGCCGGAGAGCGCTTGACATTGCCAAAAACCTGCTAGGGTGAAAGGTGGAGAAATGTGTGATCTGACCCGCAAAAACCGGCTCGCCTGAGCTGGCTTTCCGGCGTGCGCGCCTTCGCGCTCGTCGCAGCGTCCATGGTTGCCATGGCGGGGGACGTGAAGCTGGACCTGTCCATGCGGATCGCCCGCCACGGTGACCTCGCCGAAGTGGCGTTTGCTGCCGAGGTGTCTGTCGTCGCGGCCCAGCCGTGCGCAGTGGATGGGTGCCCGTCAACGGTCGGGGCTGTACGAATGGGGGACCCGAACGGAGAACATATGAGAAGTCTATTTGAAGAGGTTCGAAACGAGCAGAATGTATTCGCTGCCTGGAGGCACGTTAAGCGGAGCGCTCTGACCTCCGGGAATACCGAAATCAAAGGCCAAGCCGCCGAGTTCGAACATGAACATCAGAAGCACCTCAGAAGACTGATTACCCAACTCAGGGAAGACCGTTTTAAGTTCGACCCAGTCAAGGGTGTACTAAAGGACAAGAAAAAGAGGCTTTCGCAAGGCAAAGACCCGCGACCGATCGCCATTGCCACCTTACAGAACCGGGTGGTTCAAAGGGCAATCCTTCAGGTGTTGCAGCCTCGGGTTCTACTCGACCCCAAAGACCCTGATTCCCGATCGAACACGAAGATTGATGACCGCCTCGGCAAGATCAACGACGTGAACCATTCCAAGTACGGCGTCGGGGGCCTTATGAACCCCTACGGAGGCGTGCGCCCGGCAATCAGGTCGATAAGAGAGGCTATCGATGGCGGTGCGAAGTATTTTTACCAGTCGGATATCCGATCGTTCTTCACGAAGATTCCAACTGCTACCGTTGTGGATTTTGTTCGCCGTGAGACACAGGATGACGCCCTGTCTGACCTGTTTGCGGCGGCACTGGAAGTTCACCTTGCCAATCCTGAAGAGCTCGAGGGCTACACCCAACTGTTCCCGAAGGGCGGGATCGGTGTTGCTCAAGGCTCGTCACTTTCAGCATTCGCCGGAAACGTGCTCCTTTACGACATGGATCATGCTTTAAACGATCTGGGTGTGACCGCGATCCGCTACATCGACGACATACTAATGGTATCCCCAAACGAAGCGGACCTAGAAGCCGCAATCAGTTGTGCTGAAAAAACGCTGACTGGCTTTGGTTTTGGACTGTACAAGGCTTCGGATGGTTCGGGAAAAGCCGATCGTGGGGAGTGCGCCAACTCGATCACCTTTCTTGGTTGCACGATCCAGCCAAACCGGTGCGTGCCGAGCAAGCAATCGGTGCAGAACATGCGAAACAGCGTGACAGAGGCCCTTTCCAACTCGAAGGCAGCCATTCGTGAAGCAATTCGTAAGGGCGGAGGCCTCGATATAAAGTTATCCCAAAGCGCTACTCTGGACGCTATTGGTCGGCGACTCTATGGATGGCAAAAGGCGTTTGCGTTCTGTACCGATTTACAGCCGTTCCAGCAGCTGGACGACCATGTCGCCACCCATATCCTCGCTTATCAGGAATTCGTGCGGCGTAGCCTGAAGGGCACAAGCGCTGAAATTCAGATGCTGGTATATGGCATACCGTCCACGAGAGTTTTGTTTGCTGCCCATGGACGGGGGACCTAAAAGGGCAAGGCCCATCTCTGGGCTGCGTGCTCCATTCAGGAGGATTGCCTGTATCGCACGCCGCACACCCATCTACGAAATCGCGGTGCGGTTCGGGCCTCACTCCTTCTCTTTCACGGCATACCCTGCCACGAAGCTCACCGCCCCTTGGGCCAGCGCCAGCCCACCAGCGACAAGGGACGCCCCGACTTCCCCGCCACAGGCTTCGGACAACCCCGGCAGCCAAGGCGCGATGATCGCGGCGACGATCGGGCCGAGGAGGCTAGTCCAGCCGACGGCGGCCATCTTGCGTGTGGGGCGAAGGCTCGGTTGGTTGATCAGGTTCATGTTGGTCTCTCCTTTGGTGGGTTTCAGGCCCGGTTGATCCAGGTACGCACGACGAAGCCCGGGCAGGCTTTGGCGGCGTGGTCGTTGTGACCGGTGATGCGGGTGATGGCGGTCTCGGCGCGGATGGCGTCGATCAGGCCGCGAAGGGCCCGATCCTGGGCGGTGGTGAAGTTCCGATCGAAGGGATCGGTCGCAGCCGAACCCGCGCCGCCGATCAGGCAGATATGGATGACGCCGCGATTGTGACCTTCGACCCCGGCGCCGATCTCGGTCTCGGCGCGGCCGGGCAGGATCGCACCATCGCGATCGATCAGATGGTGGTAGCCGATCTTGCGCCAGCCGCGTTCTTCGCGGTGCCAGCGGTCGATTTCCTTGCGTTTGGCGGCGAGGGGCTGGCCGCGCATCCACTCCGGCGCGGTTGCGGCACAATGGATGACAATTTCGTCCACGGGGTAGCGGGCACTGCCCTGGAAGATCATCGGCCCGGCTGGCACCGACACCGCAGGCTTCAGGTTGCGGATCGCGCCACCCTCGGCAGAAATGGCCTTCAAGGCGGCATCGGTGCGCGGGCCGAAGAGGCCGTCGATCGCGCCGGTGTAATAGCCGAGGCGCGCCAGTGCCATTTGCAGCGCCTTCAGCGCATCAAGCTGGTCGGTCATGGGTTTGGTCCTTTCGGGCAAAGAAAAACCCCGCCGGAAGGGCGGGGCGCGGGGTGGTCTCGGCGGGGTTCAACCGGCGGCGGGTGGGTCTGGCGGAGGGCTCTGCACCTCCCGAGCGGCGGCCAGTTCGGCGGCGAGAAGGGCACAGCGTTCCGAGAGGATCGCGATCTGCTGGCGCAGTTCGGTGACATAGGCGGATGAGGCGGCAGGGGACATGGGGGCTCCTTTTGGGGTCAGAAGTCGGTCTCGAGGTAAAGGCCAGTGCATTCGAAGGCGACAGCCGCGGCCGTGGCGCCATTATTCAGGAAGAGGCGCGGGGCGAGGAAGGTTGCCGCCTGGGGCAGGTCGGTCGTCACTTCTTGTTCAAAGACAGCGCCGGTCAGCTCGTTGACGGCGCGCAGCCAGATCGAACTGCCCGCGGCCGGGCACCAGATCGTCAGGGTCAGAAGCCCGGCCGTCCCGACCGGAAACCCAGCACCGAGATCCACGAGCGTTGGCGCGCCGGTCGCATCATTGCGGACCAGCTGCCAGTTCGTGTGTGTGCCGCGCTGGAAGCCAAGGCCGATGGCTTCGATAAGGACGGCAAGGGTTGTGGTCACGGCCAGGGCCGCCACCGAGGACAGCAGCCCGAAAAAGCCCATCCCGGTCGCTTGCAGGGTCGTCAGGCTGATCCGGGCGACGAGGGTGAACCCGCCGAGGCCCGCGGCATTCCCCCGCCAGCAGGCCGCAACAGCCGAGCGCTGATCACACACTGAATCCACCACCGCTGCCGAAGTGACCCGCCAGCGCCGGGAACTGTTCAGCAGCGATCCAGCGGTTAAAGCGGTATGGCTGACCGTGCCGACGCTGGTCAGCGCGATCCCCTGCGCCGCGATCGTGGTGCCGGACACCGGTGCCCATATGCCGATGCGGTTCAGGCCGGTATGGGGTTGCAGCGGAAAATCCCGCCCTGATGGCCGGACGACCTCCAACCAGGGCGCTCCCGCCCGTTGGCGACCATAGAGCGCGAGCTTTCCCGCCGGTGGCACGGCCGGGATCGCGGCAAGACCCGGCAGGATCAGAGGTTCGGGAAACTCCGCCCGCCCCGTGGCGCGATCGATCACGAAGGCATCGAAGAAGACGGAGCCGTTGGGCGATACCTTCAACGTCACATCGTCGGTTCCCAAGAGCCCAAACAAGGCCCGAGCCGAGAAGCCGGTCTTCAAGGCAAGGCTGGCATCATTCCCGGCGGCCGCTTTGTTGATCGAGGCCTCATGCGATCCGCCTGCGTTGTTCAGAAGCGTGGCGGCGGCGTTGACGCTCAGCCGGTTCGTGGCATCGGGCGATGCGCCGCCCAGGCCAAGGCCCAGGGCGGTGACGTTGGCCGCGGCCGCGCCGATCGCGGTCACACTGGCCGCAAAGGTAACCGTGGGCGTGTTGATGATGGTGCTGCCCAGCGCCCCGGCGGTGGTTGACCCGAGGTTGATCACGGTCGTCGACCCCGCCGCGCCGCCGGTGCCGAGGTTCACGGTCTTGGTGACGCCGGTGGTCGTGCCGCCGGTGCCGATCCCATAGGTGGCCGTCGTCGTCGCCGTGCCAATAGTCACGGCTGCGTTCGAAAACGTCGTGGCGCCTGTGAATGTTTGGGCGGCATTGCCGAGGTGAGCGAGGGTGGCGGAGAGGTTTGGCAGGGTGAATGCGCGGGTAATTCCTGCGGAGAGGCCGGAGAGATCGAAGGCTGCGAGCCGCGTCGGGTCGGCATCGTCTGCGAGGCGAAACAGGTTATCCGGGAAGGGCAGTGCAGCCTGGCGCACCCAAGCGCCGCCGAGAAAGGTCAGGGCGGCATCGGTCGCGCGATCCCAAACGGACCACCCCTCAGCGGGGGGATAGAAAGCCCAGGCTCCGTCCTGCCAGGCGGCAATCGCGAAGGCTTGGCCTGCCCAAGCGCCCGTGGGTGCCGCGCCTGCGATATAGCGGGCGCTATCGACCGGTGATCCGGGCGGGGTGTTCAAGCCAGTGCTTTCCACAGCGGGTTGCACGAGGGCATCGAGGGCTCTGAATGCCTCGTTGACGGTGATGTGCTTCTGCGCCTGGTTTGCTTCGAGGAAGGTGAGGCGGATGTTCGGGGTGTCGGCCATGGGGCCTCCGGATCAAAGGATGATGTCGAGGATGGCACCGCGGCCCAGCGCGCCGATTTGCGCGATGCGCACCGCGATGGGGGCAGAGATTGGTGCGCCGAAGTCGGTGGTTTGCATCGCGGCGGTGTAGGTGAAGGCAGGGGTGGTGAGGCCCGAGACGCTGCGAACAACGACCGCCCCATTCAGGATGTCGATCTCGTAGCTCTCGGCCGCCTCGCTCAGCGGCACTTCGGTAAGGGCCCAGTTGTCGCCCGCAAAGGCGCGCGTCCGTCGGGTCCAGCTGAGGGCGATATCGCCACCGGGGAGGTTGACCCGCCGGGCATGACAAGGACGCCAGGGCCGCAACCCGCGGGCCGAGGGAGCGAAACTGACCGCCAGGTTTGCCGGATCGCCCGCGGGCTTGCTCGAAGCGCCGATCCGCCAGTTCCAGGCTGCGCCATAGTCGGCACTGCCGATCGGCAGGGGCTTGACCCCTCCGTCCAGCACAACGACACGCGCCCCGGCCGGGGCGGGGTTGGCGATTGCTTCCTCCGTGCCGAGCAGCCCGCGCAGAAGCCGGGTCAGACGCCAGCGGCCGGGCGATTGCAGGCTGGCCATGGCGAAGCCGACGATCTCCCACAGATCAGGCGCGGTCTCGATCGCGACCCAGTTCGTGCCCGAAAACACCGCCGTGTCGCTGACGCTTGCGAACTGGCCCGCGATCATGTCGACCCAAAGCTCGTTGCCGCGGTCGAAGCGGTTGGTAGGCCCTGCGTAGAACGGGAAGGCCAAGGTGCCGAACCAGCCCGGCCGCGAAATCGTCGTCAGCACCGAGAAGCCATCGGTCGTGGCCGATCGCCAGACCGCCGCCGTCCCATACCATGGTGCGGCATGGGCGGCGGCATAGGGCTGCCAGTCCGGGAAATCCTCCGACAGCTGCGGCAGGTTCATCAGGGCAACGAGCGGCGGGCCGTAGACCGCCTTCGCCCCTGAAGTTGCGCCTCGATCGCTGCCGGGGGCCAGATCGTAGATCGCCCGATCCGATCGACGGGCTTCCACCCGCCGCCCGGCGCCGTCTGTGATCGAGGTCAGGGCGAATTCGATCAGGCGGTTGTCGTGATCAAGCAGGATCACATCGGCCGGGTCCAGCGCCAGGCGCGACGGCGGCAGGGTGAAGCTTGCCTTCTCGCGGCCGACCCATGCCTCGAAGAGGGCGCGGCGCACCCCGCGTTCGGCGGCGCCACTGGTCGAGGCAATGGGCAGCTGTTCCGCCGAAATGCGCGCCGTGTCGACGGTGATGCGCCGGGCCTCGACCGTGATGCCTGCGAATTCCTCGTCGCGCGCCATCAGGCGCCATTTGAGGGCGAGGGGCAGTTCGGTCTCCTGCGCCCGGGTCAGTTCCAAATCCTCGGCCTCGCGGCTGGCTGCCACCAGCGTGTCGAGGGAAATCGTGCCGACGGGGCGCTGTCCCCGCATGCGAAACCGGATTTTGCCCTCGGCCTCGAAGGCGTCGAAGCCAAAGAGGCGGGCGAGCGTCTCGATCGAGGCGCGGGGGCTTTCGATCGCGTTGACTGCAAATCCCGGCACGGACCCGGCCAGATCGGTGACATCGAGGTCAGCTGCAGCAATCCCAGCGCGGGCGCAAAGTTCGGCCACGAGTTCGGCGAGGCCCGTGGCCCCGGCCCGGCCTGTGAGCCAGTGCCCCAGCCGCCAGTTCTCGGCATCCGACCAGACATCGCTGCGGGCGGGGAAGGCCGGGAAGGGGCGTGCGTCCCACGTCCAAAGCGCAATCTCGGCGGTCTCGATCATCCGGCCGGAATAGAGGCTGGCTCCCGGGTTGTTGGCCGGGGTCGCCCAATAGCCGATCAGGGCTTCGGCATAGCGGCGCTGGATGAACTCGTCGGGCCAGCCGCGTGAAAAGTGTGGCAGCAGGGATTCCGAGGATTTGGGATCGACGAAGACGTTCGGCTGGTTCGTGCCGCGATCAACGCAAGGGGCACCGGCTTCGGTGAATCGGATCGGCTTTGAGCAAGGCACCCAAGCCGTCGGCCCACCGCTTTCTACCCCGCCGGGTCGGTTGATATGCGGCTGGCTCCACCAGTTCCGCAGGTCTTTCGGGCGGAAGACCCAGGGCTTGCCTTGGCCGTCGGTGATCGGGGTGCGGATTTGCGCCAGGCGGTCGGCCGAGGAGGCATAGAACCAGTCGTAGCCTTCACCGCCTTCGATATTGGCTTGGAGATAGGCGGTCTGGTGCGGGCCGGTCCACCCGGCCAGGGCATCGAGGTGATCATCGCCGTCGCGCCAGTCGGAGAGCGGCAGATAGTTGTCGATCGCCACGAAATCGATGTGCGGCGAAGCCCAGAGCGGATCGAGGTGAAAGAACACATCGCCCGTGCCATCGGCCGGTTGATGCCCGAAGTATTCTGACCAGTCGGCAGCGTAGCTGACCTTGGTGCTGGGCCCGAGGATGGCGCTGACATCGGCGGCCAGTTGCACGAAGGCGGTGACGGCCGGATAGGTGGAAGGCCCCGAGCGGATTTGCGTCAGCCCGCGCATCTCAGTGCCGATCAGGAAAGCATCGACGCCCCCGGCCGCGGCGCAGAGGTGGGCATAGTGCAGGATCATCCGGCGTAGGCCCCAATCGCTGCCGCTGCCGGTGAAACTCACCGTCGCGCCTGACACCGCGAACTGCCCCGGTGCTGCCGACCCGAAGAAGCTGGCCACTTGGTTGGCGGCGGCGGCCGTCTTATCGACCGTGCCCGCAAACCCTGCCGCCGGGGCGCAGGTGATCCGCCCGCGCCAGGGATAGACCGGCTGGCCCGGGGTGCTGCCATTCGGTGAGTAGGGGTTCGGCAGGGTGTTGGCCGCGGGGATGTCCATCAGGATGAAGGGGTAGAAGGTGACGCGCTTGCCCCGCGTCTTCAGCTCCTGAATGGCCTGCACGACAGCGGCATCGGTCGGCGTGCCGCCATAGGCCGGGCCGCCATCGACGGTCGAGACGACATGCGCCACAGCGCGCGTCACGCCGTTCACCTGCCAAACCATCGGGGTGGTGGTCTTCGTGACGGACTCCACACCCGGCTTGATTTGGCAGGCGCTTGCCCGCAGATCGGTGCCGAACCAGGATACGACGAGAGAGACGGCTTCACATTCGGGCAGCGCGGCGTCGAGCCGGTTCAGCGAGGCCACCAGATCGGGCAGGCTTTCGACGCTGTTCTCGTTCTCCGGAATCGCCGTGCCATTGCCACCGCCAGAACCCCAGAGGCCGGGGGCGGCCGTGGTCCGGGTGACGGTCTCAGTGGCATAGACAAACTCGCCCGCCGAGGGGATCAGGTTCACCGCGCGGACAAGCCTTTCCATGGCGCCGGGATCGGGCGAGGGCCGGATCACTTCAAAAGACAGCTGAGGCAGCCGGTTGCCGAAACTCTCGAGCGCCAGATCCTCGAACACGACATAGGCCACGCCGCGATAGGCTGGGGCCTGCCCGGCGCCTTCCTTCGCCTCGATGAACGGGTCGGGCATTTGGGCCTCAGAGCCAAGGTGAACCCGGATCACGGCGCCCGGCACGTCGAAGGGTTTGCCATCGGCCCAGATACGGCAGACGCCGCCGATTGGGCCCTCGCAGAGCGCCACGGCGAAGGAGGCGTAGTAGCGATAGCCTTCGGTGACGACCTTGGGCCCGCCGCCTTTGCCGCCGCCTTGGGTCTGGCGGAACTGTTCCTCGCGGAAATCCGTGGCCCAAATGATGTTCCCGCCCAGCCGCATCGTGCCGTAAAGGCGCGGGATCACGGCGCCTTCTGTGGCTGAGGTCAGGCGCAGATCGTCGAGTTTGGCACCTTCGATGCGCTGGTCGGGCGCAAGGGAGCCGATGATCAGGCTGTCGATGACCGACCCCGCAAACGACCCGATGGCACCGCCGATCGTGGCGGCGCTGAAACCGAGAAACGCACCACCGAAGGCGCTGCCGATTGCGGAACCGGCGGCGGCGAGGAGCATGGTTGCCATGGGGATCAGCCTGGAAAGAGGAAAGCCGCCACGGCGCGACGGCGCCAGGGCAAGGTAAAGGGTTCGCGCGTGACGCCGGTGGTCTCGCGGGCGTGGATCAGGGCCAGCTGGCTGGCAGGGCCGGGCACGAGGATGCCGCAGTGCTTGGCCGGACTGGCCGCGACCATGCGGAACAGGATCAGCGCCCCGGGTTTGCCCGCGGTGATCGGGATCTCGATCAGAAAGGCGCGGGCGGCCTCCCACATCACTTCGCGCCCGCCGCTTTCGCCCCAGTCGCGGGTATAGGGCGGCGGGGTGATGGGTTCCGCCCCGTGCAAATCGCGCCAGATGCCACGGGCGAGGCCGAGGCAATCGGTGCCGAGACCCCGTGCGGAGGCTTGGTGCAGGTAGGGCGTGCCGAGCCAGCTTTCCGCGATCGCCACCACCCGGGCGGGATCGGCCGGGGCGCAGTTCTCAGCCATCGGCGAGAGGGCGCAGCGGTGCGCCAGAGTTGGCGTCGGTCTCGTTCGGGTAGCGGGTGACCAGATCGTCGCCGGGGATTGAAGGGAAGCCGCGGAAGTTCAGCGCATTGCCAAAGCGGTCGCGGCAGGTGGCGTGGCGCTTGTCGCAGCCCGCGGTGATCGCGAAAGCATCTCCCGGCGTGATCGGTCGCACCGGCGCTTCGATCAGGGTGATCATGGCCGTGCCGCTGGCCAGCGTGTGGCTGGCCACCTCCGCCCGCCGCCCGGCATTCGCGCCCGTCGTCCATTTCACCACCCCGAAATCAAACCAGCTTGAGGCAAAGGCCCCGAGGCCCGTCGCAACGGTAAATCGGCGGTCACCGATCGTGGCCGTGACCGACCCTGTGCCGCGATAGAGCGGTGTGCCCAAGTTCACCCCGCATCGCGCATCGCCCAGCGTTGCGTCGCAGAAATACTGAAACGTCCGCCCCACCGGCTGGTTCAGCAAATGCGCCAGCGCCCGCACTTCCGCCGTGAAAGCATGCCGCCCGCGCCTGATCTCGCCGATGCTTCCGCGGCGCATGAGGACGCGCTGGCTGACCGCCTGCCAGTTCACCAGCCAAACCTCAACCGCAGCATTGTCCCAAAGGCCGTCGGCGATATCGGTCTCTGTGATCCGGTCTGACCGCAGGGCACCTTGCACGTCCTGGGCGTCAACCGACAGATCGCCCAGGCTTCTGATCTCGCTGGCCGCGAAACCGGTCTCGGGCTCGAAACTGGTGCCCGCGAAGGTGAGTGGGCGGTCATGATCCGTGAATCCGAACACCGCGCCATCGCGGCGCTCAAGCCGCCAGCACCAAGCGAGGGTTGTCGTGCCTTCATCCAGATGCGCTTGGAAACCCGCGGGCAGGGTCTTCATGGGGTGCGGTCCTGTTGTTCGAGGCGGCCGACGGCGGCGCCGATGCGGGCGATGTTCTCGTCAAGGCGGATCATCCGCTCTTCGATCACGGCAATGGCGCGCAGGGCCTCGGCCACATCGCGGATTTGCTCAGGGCGGATCATGGCCAGATCGTCCAACTGGCGTTCAAGCATGGCGACGCGGGTGTTGATGATCCCGGCCCACCAGATCGCGGCCCCGCCTTGGGCGGAAAGGGCGAGGGCAAGACTGACATAGGCGACATAGCCCATGGTGTTGCGGTCTTTGGGCGGGGTCATCGGCGCACCTCGATCAGGGGAATGGAGGGGATGGAGCCGGTGCGTTCGATATCGAGCGTCACAGGTAATTCGTCGGTGTCGAAACGCACCGGCACGTCGAACTCGAACCCGGCTCGGATCACGGCGCCGGTGGCCGGGGGAACGGCGAAGGTGACGATGCCGGTGGTGGTGTTGACCGACCAGCCCGAACCCTGCGCCACCCCGTTCAGCGAAACCGTCACCGTGCCTGCAACTGGCTTTATGATCGTCCGCGCCCAGAATTGCGCGCCGGAGGCATAGGTCTTGGTCAGGGCAAAGGTGGTGGTCGATCCATTGCCGGTGCCGATGATCTGGTCGGTGGGGGCGGGGGCGGCCGAGGGCAGGCTGGATTTGTAGTCGGACCAGTCTTTGAACCGGAACGCATGCAGGCGGCCGTTGCGAGCTTCGAAGAAAGCGACGACCGCGGCCAGATCGTCAGCCCGGCGCACACCATAGGAGACGTCATAGCGGCGGCGCGAGTTCGCCCAGGAGGCGTTGCGTTCCTCGTCGCCGGAGGCCAGTTCGACGATGCGTGTGCGCCGTTCCGGCCCGCCCTTCGCGCCGCGGCTGATGCTGTCGGGAAACCTGATCTCGTGAAACGCCATTCAGCTGCTCCTTCGGCCATAGGCGACGGCCCGGGCGATGTCGGAGGCAACTTGCGCGCGGGAAGCGCGGAAGCTTTCGGCATCGCGGGCGTAGATGTTGACGGTGGTGCCTGCCCCGCCTTCCCAGGCGCGGGTCTCGGCACGGTTCAGAACGCGTTCGCCGCGCAGAAGGACGGCGGCGTATTCGTCGGAGCCAAGTCCCATGCCGCCGCCATTGTGGAACCGCGGGGCAGCGGCGAGGGCTGCGGCGTGAATCATCATGCTGGTGGGGCCCGGCACCCGGCCGCCGGAATGGTAGACCCCGGCGGAAATCGATCCGGCGCCAATGGCCCCGCCGATCCCGCCCAGAACCCCGCCCAGCGCGGAGGCGAGGGGGCCGAAGACGAAGCGGCGAAAGGCGATCTTGGCCAGATCAGCGATGATCGAGGTGGCAAGGCTCGAGAAGTCGAGCTTCCCCGTCCGGACGAATTCGGCGACGGCCTCTTCCCCCGCCCGAAAAGCGCTGGTGATCGCCTCGCCCACGCTGCCGCCCCAGTTCGCGGCCTCACTGGCATAGGTGGAGAGCGCTTCGCTGACCGCCGCCCAGCCGGTCGCCGCGACATCGGCTGCGGCAGCCACTTCCTCGGCCGTCTGCAACGGGCCCCCTCCGCCGCCCGCGCCACCAGCAGCTGGATCGTCCGGGGTGATCGAGATTTGCAGCGCCCGATCGCGCACGTCGTTGAAGTATTCCGACAGGGGAGAGCCCGAGACGATGCCGCGGATTTGGGCGGCCAGCGCCGCCCTGCGTTCGGCATCCCGGGCGGCATAGGGGTTCGCCACGCTCTCGATCCGAAACGTCGCCGGGTCCAAAGTGGACAGGGTCGGATCAAGGCCGACGGCCTCAAGGGCCGCGTTCGCCGCCTCGGCCAGGGCGTTGATCCCTGCGAGCGCCTTCTCGATCATCCAGTTGACAGCATCGATCACGGCATTTGCTGCACCAACCGCGAGGGCCCCGACGGCATCGGGCACCCCTTGGAAGGCATAGGTGGCGCCCGCGGCTGCGACCTTGAAGGCGTTGATGACAAGGTCGCCCATCCAGATCACGCCATCGACGATCCGCTCCCATGCCCAATCGGCCCAGGCGACGGCATTGTCCCACCAGCCGCGGATGGTGTCGAAGACCGGCTTGCCGATCTGGTAGACGTTCTCTGCAAAGACCTGCCAAGCGGCGCGGGCGACGTCCGTGAAACTGACCTGCGCGCCTGTCGTCTCGTTGATCTCGTTCCGCATCCCCGCGATGGCAGCCGAGCCCAGCGCCACAGCGGCCGTCACCAGCGGGAAGCGCCTGGCGACCTGAAGGATGCCCTGTCCCAACGTCCGCGCCATCCCGCCAAGATCGCGAAAGAGCGCACCTACGCCGCCATTCCCAAACCCATAGATCTGAGAAATCTGGCTGCCCTGCTGCGCCATGACCATAAAGGGATTCATGCCGCCCGCGAGCGACACGCCAATGTCCTGAAGCTGGAAGGACAGGTTCGCCATGCGGTGGCTGGCGTTGCGCGTGGCCGTGCTCATTCCGCCCAGCGCCGTGGTGCGCCCCTTGATTGCCGCGATGCTGGCGAGTGTCGCCTGCCGCTCGCGGCCGATGGCAGCCGTCATCTCCTCGGCAGAAATCGCCCCGACCCGGTGGGCCTGCCGGATCTCGGTCAGGGTGCTCCGGTAATCCCGCACCACCGCGAAAAGCGGGTTGTGCTTAGCGCGGAGGTCATCCAGCGCCCGGCCATAGGCCGCAACATCTGCCGCATCGCGCGCCATGCCACCTGAGACGCCGGTCGAGCGGTTGACTGTGTTCATGACCGTGCCGGACACGGCGCCCGCTTGGCGCAAGGCCGTTGCCGCCCGCGCAGCGCGATCGGCGAGGTCCTGCATCTGCCGCATTGCCTCGCCGGCCGACACCCCGGCCGCATTCAGCCCCGCCGCCGCCCGCGGGCCCGCCGCTTCGATCAGGGTAAGGGCGCGGGCGCCTTCCTGGCCGATGCCCACCAGTTCGGCCTTCAGCGCCTGCCCACCGGTCGCGACAAGGCGCACCGAAACCCGGCGTTCAGATCGCGTCGTCATGGTTCTGGGCTCTCACTTGGGCGTTGATGCCGCGCACGGCGAAGGGTTCGATCAGCGGCAGAAGCTCGGCCGCGATCAGCCGGTTCAGGCCCAGCGCCTCGGCCATGGCCAGGGCGGCAGTCATGTCCCAGCCCACCACCCCGCCGGGGATGGCGCGAAACTGGCCGCGTAACGCTTGGGCCAGTTCCCAAACCTGCCAGCCTTCAAAGGTGCGGGGGCGGTGGAGATCAGCGGGGCAGGCCGGGCAAGGCTTTATGCATCCGGCGCAGTAGCCTTCGCCCCCGCCGAAGTGCCATTCGGCAAGGGCGCGGAGGCGTTTCCCTCATCGGCCAGGATCAGGCCTTTGGCCACGTAGTCGGTCTGGAACCGCTGGAAGAGCGGGAAGAGATCGAGAAGGGCGGCCACGGCCTCGGGCGTCGGCGGCACCGGGTAACCCTCGGCATTGCCGACGCCCTCCCAATCGAGGATGGCGAGCGACCCGATCGCTTTGGCCAGAGCGACGGCGACCTGATCGGCGGGGGCATCCTCGGGCAGGCTGGCCACTTGGCTGTCGCTGCGGGCGGCGCCGATCAGGGCGGAGGTCAGAGGCGCCAAGCGAAGGCGCACCCCGCCGCCGAGGTCGAGCCAGGCGGGTTCGGGGGAGAGGTTCAGGCGGATCATGGAAGGGCTCCTCAATAGCTGTTGGTCGTGTTGACGAGGACGGCAGTGCACATGCGGGCGGGGGATGTGGCCCGGGCCGCCTGCCACTCGAAGGTGGCCTGCACACCCTGCGGCCCGTTGATCGGGATGCGGGGCCGCGGCAGGTAGGCGGCGTGCACGGTGAAGGTGAGGGAGGCGTTGGCCCCGAGGCTCCAGGCGAAAACCAGTTCGCAGGGGTCACCGGCGATCGCCTGGTTCACCAAGGTCAGATCGGCAAACCGGGCCTCGATCGATCCGGTGAGGGCGGCCATCGACGGGTCCAACCCCTCGAGAAGCCCGTCGTTGCGGATGGTCTCGATCCGGTCGAGATTGTTGGCATAGGAGACCTGCGCCGAGACAATATTGCCCAGCGCCGCCCCGTTCCGGGTGATCGACCCCTGAAAATTGCCGAAGCGCTGCAAGGGCAAGGTTGCATCAGTCAAGACACCGGCGGCCGTTGCGGCTGCGACTGTCTCGCCCCGGCCGATCAGGCCGACCGTCGCGGTCAATAGCCCAGAGCGCTGTGATTGCCACTGGATGCGATCGGCGACGAGGCCGGAATACATCGCGAACCGCGGCACATCGGGCATCTGGGTTTCGATCGCCATGCTGGGCAGGGTGAAGCCGCCCGACTGGAAAGTGTGCGTCCGTGGCGTGGTGCCGGTCGTTACTGGCTGGCCGAAGATCGCCTTCAGCCAGAAGCCCAGGTTCTCGGCATCCATCGGAATGACGACATCGCCGTCGACATTCACAGCGTCACGGATGGGCGCCTGCGGGTCGCGGCCGTAGCCCAGAAGCTCTGGGGACAGCAGGCCCTGTTCGGAGCCGAGGGTCGTCGTGGCAAAAGGCATCCGGCGATAGCCGCTGGCGGGCGGCGTGCCGTAAACGGATTCAAAGGCGAACGCGACTTGCGTCCGCGCGCCGGGCTGGCGGGCCATGGGTCAGTCCTTTCGGGGGTGGGGTCAGAGAAGCGGGTCGGTGGTGGCGTAGGCGAGGATCACTGGGATCACCGCCGCCTTCAGACCCTCGTTGCCGTCGACTGCCAGCAGCACCGGCTCCGGTGCCTCGGGCGTGATGTAGTCGCAAAGGCCGCCAATGGTCCGGTCGGTGGCAAGCGCCGTGCCGATCGCCAGGCGCAGGGCGTCGAAGGCGGCATCCCGGGCGGCCGGGGTGCCATCGACCACCACTTCGATCTCGGCTCGGTGTTCGTAGTAGTAGCCCGGCGGCGAAAGCCACACCTCCGGCGGCCCCGGATCGCCATCGCGCAGGATCACCACCCCGGCGGCAGGCACCTTCTCGGGCAGGATCGCATTGCGCAGCACCTTGGCCCCTGGCGGCATCGCGCCGGACAACAGGATATGGAGCGACGCGAGCAGGCGCTCGGTCGTGGATTGCGTGGGCATAGGTTGATGGTCCGATTAGAAGCTGTTCTGGAAAGGCCCGGCGCGTTTCTCTCGGCTGATCAGTTCGGACCGTCGTCGGTGGCAGGTGGTGTTCTGCTCACTACCTAGGGCGGGCCGCAAGCAGGGTAGTCACTTGCTCGACGGAATCCAGCCAATTTGCCGACCCGCCCCGTCGCCACGCAACCAGCTGACGTATCCTGTCTCGATCCTCTTGTAGGTTACGCGTGAAGATCGGTTCGTGATGTGCGATGCGGTTGCGGAGAAAGCGCACCTTTTCAATGTCGTTGTGCATCCGCGCCCGGGCCTGAGAAACCGAAAGTGCCCGGTCGTATCCGGGGAAGGCATTCGCAAGTTGGGGCGCCCAGATACGTTGATCCTGCCCCTTTACGAAGAGATATTGCCAGAATGCGAACTTGAGCTCGGCCACGACCTTTCCCGCAGTTGGTAGTCGT